AACCACCCAAAACTTAGTAATTTATTAAAAAAATAATTCATAATAATTATTATTAATCATGAATTATTTAAATACTTTACAAATATAACGAATCGTTTCAATATAACGAAACGTTTTAACTTTGAATTATAAGTAATTCATTCATTAATTAAATAACATGGATTCACCTAAAACACCCGCAGTCTCGTTGTCGTCGTCGTCGTCGTCGTTATATTCAATGTCGGTGTTACCTCCGTCTTCGTCTTCGTCAGCATTTTGTTGTTCATCTTCCTCTGAAGCAGCACCTAGATCCTCATTGTCTGTCATTCCTTCATTTTCATCCTCACTCTCATCCTCGTCATCAAAGTCATCCGTAATACTTATTTTTTTGTAAACAGGTGAGTTGAAATGTTCGCCGCAAAGTTCCTCTTCGTCACTATTTTCTTCCATATTTAATACGATGTTGTTGCAGGCTGCGTAATTGTTCTCGTCCATTTTTGTTTTTATTATTTCTTCCAAAATATCAATGATAGTTATCAGATCTCTTTCCGTATTTTGAATTAAAGATTCGGCAAAAGAAGTACGCGATGATAAATCGGTCTCCGTGTCGTGAAGTATTTGTGATAAAATTTGTCTACGTAGTGAAAACTCAAGTGAAAATTCATATATTTTTCTACTATTTTCATCAAGGGTTTCACGATGATTCAGTAACAAAGGTTGATTATACTCTGTGTTCAACGCACAAACTGAATCATCGTCGTCGCTGTAACTTAATTGTAAATCGAATTCCTCTGGTAAAACCTCTAATTCTAGATCTTGCATTTTATAATATATGTTTTAATATAATGAAATTCATTTAATATGATTTAAAAATAATATTAAATAACAAAATATTGTCTAATAAAAAATGTATACTCCAGATGAAATAAATAATAAAATTACAATAATTCAAAGACAAACTGAATATAATGAAGAGGAGGCAAAAAAACAATTAGAACAATGCGATTATGATCACATACTAGTAATAAAGAATTTTTTAGGAATTAGTGAAAAGAAAAAAACAACGTCGAATAAGTCTTTAAATCAAGAAACATACAGATTAATTCGCACTCAATTAGATTCTGGTATTCGCGAGTTTAAAGAGAGAACATTAAAGGACCCCAAGTAATTTGTAAAGAAAACTTGGTCTGAAACAAACGCACACACATAAAATGATTTTACAAATAATAATAAACAAATATATATTTATATATAAAACAAATGCCCCAAATTTCTATTCAAGTATTTTCAGATATACATTTTGACTTGCTAGCTTCCAAAGAAGTGATTCCTCCTATTTTACCTTTGGCAAAATACTTATTTTTACCCGGCAATATTTCTAAATTGTACCATAAAATGCTGTTTACCTTTTTAGATTATTGTTCTCTAAAGTGGGCAAAAATATTTATTGTTCCTGGCAACCAGGATTTTTATTCAAATAAACATAATCACACTTCATTAAATTTTGAGTATAAATTAAAAATAGGCGAACGGTACAATAATATATATTACTTGAACGACTCCATGGCCTCATTAGACGAAAATATTGATGTTTACGGAAGCACTTTGTGGGTAAAACCGTTATTTAATCCATATGATGTGTCGCACTTTGCCGATTTTCGTTCGATACAAATGTTTTGTCCCACAAAAAAACAAAACATATTAATTGACCACCAGTTCATTACCAATTTGTCTAATAAAAATACACAGTATTTGTTCGAGTCTATCGGTAACAACACCCAAAAAAAAATAATCATATTGACACATTTTCCTCCAACACAAACCGGAACAACAAACCCAAGCAAAAAACCACATGAGGATTTTGGCAGTCTCCTAGATCGAGTACAATTAAGTAATGTTCTTGTTTGGATAAGCGGACATACACATTGGTCTTATGACTGCGTTTACAATGGTACACGTTTAATATCAAATCAACTAGGGTACGCGTATGAAGCTGAAAGAACCCGATTCTCGGAATCCGGGTTATTTGTTATTGATTATTAAAGTATGTTATTTTTTATTCCTTCTGCGGTAGCTTTTGCGGTTGCTTCTGCGTTTCTTCTTCTCCGCCGTTGGTGGCGGTGTTAATAATAAACCATTATAATAGTTTATTAATCCTACGGCTTTAATTATAGCTATTACTAGTAAAAATAATACAATATGTTTGAATGATATTATTTCAAAATAGTCACGCATTTTTTATACAATACGCATAAAAAAATATTTTGTATAAAATTAATTATATTGACTCCTATTATTTGTGTATTGCGTCTTTTAATTAATTGGAATTATTTGGTTCAAATATATTGATATTGTTACCTTTCTTTGAGATCTTACGTTTTACTTGATAAGTATTGGAGGGTATGATTTTGTGATTAATTATAAATTCATCATTATCATCGTGTAACTCTGGCAGAACGCGAGTTAAAGGCTTATCCACAATTAAGAATAAACGGTCTTGTCGAGTAAGATTTCTATATTCTTGAATGGTTAAATTTCCGTAATACTTATCTAAAACATAGTAGGGATTGGGAGAAGGTTTTATGTTCTTCTGGTATCCATATATTTTGCCGTAAATATTGTTTATTAAATGATATCTCTCGAATCTAGTAGAAGTATCTAATTGTTCTTTCATCAAATAAGCAGTAGCACACTCTGGACTACAGAAACAACCATAGACATGGTAGGTGCCTCTTAAATAATACTTCGGTATATAAATTTGCGGATTTTCAAAATCACAAGTACACCAAAAACAAGCAGATTTCTTATCATGAATTGTATTATTGTGTAAATTGTGTTCCAGTTGTTTTAGTTTTTTCCAGATTTCTTTTGTGTCATTGTTTAAAATTGGCGTGAAATCGTTTTCTGCTGTGTTGTTTTCTACAATTGTATTTGTAGTAGTTGTAATAGTAATACCGTTGAAGTTCTCGCGGAGTAAATGATTTTTATCATATCCCTGAATAATATTACTACTCGTAGCAAGTGAGTTGTCAGTACTTGTGTTCTGGATAACTTCAAATGATAAATCGCCCGCATCAAAATTATAACTTTCTAAAACAGAAGAATTTAATGTATCTGTTTGTAAATCTTTCAATGAACATTTTAAATGTAGAATAACATTCGGTTTTGGTTCTTTAATACCCGCCGACGGGTACACCTGTTCAATAATTTTACCGCCTTTTGGTTTTCGACCACGTTTTTTAGCAACTTGTGGTGGTGGTGCTACGTTAGGTTTCATTAAATCTGATTGTTCCTCATCAGATAGATCCATCTTTTCTGTATCATTGTCGTTCTCGTTCTCGTTTAACAATAATATTTGTGCCTGTTTTTGTTGTTGTTGTTGTAAGAATACTTTACTTTTTCTGCCCCGTTTCTGCTTTATGGGTGTAGTAGTAGTAGTAGTATCAACTTCTGCTGCAGTATTCATTATTATATGACTTTATAATGAATACTATAATTCGAATTTTAAATGGTTTTTAATATATGTTTTATTCAACCCCTATATATTAATTCGGTGTTCTCGGCGTATTTTATTTTTATTTCTCATACATGACATACCGGGAGATTAAAAAAAAAACAATTTCGACAAACGGGTATGTAATTATCAGAACCGACCAAAGTCTGCTGTTTCTCACAAGTAATTCGTTTCGAAAAAATAGCCTTGGTGCCATTCTTACATTGAGAACATAACGAGGTAAGTTTGGTAACCGTATCGCACATTGGAATTAAATCTAGCATTTGCCCAAACTTATTTCTTTTAAAATCGCCATCTAATCCAGCAATGTATACCTTTTTCTTCGAGACTAGTAACAATAAGGTGGCTTCAAATAGATCGCTGAAAAATTGTCCCTCATTTATCAAAACAACATCAGCCGTCAATTGATGTAATATTTCAAATAATTTATTCGCTTGAATACAAGGAATTTTTAGCTGGTCGTGGGTAGTTAACATTAAATTATCATATCGCGTGTCCGAACTGTGGTTCACCACAGCCACCGAAATACCACAAAACTGACATTGCTTATATATTTCCAATAGTTTACTTGTCTTTCCTGAGAACATAGGACCAATGATTAATTCCAAGTATCCACTTTCCCCAATAAAGTTATTGCTATTCATTTTACTATGTTTTTATTAGTTGGCTTATCTTTAATATTTACATATTAAAGATAAATAATTAAATTAAAATAAAAAAACTTATGACTCATATTAACTTAGATTCGGCACCTTGGGTGGAAAAACACAGACCTAGTCAGTTTGAAGACATTGTCTTAGATCCTTTAAATCGTCAAATTTTAGAAAATATAATTAGTGGAACAGACATTCCAAATCTGTTGTTTTACGGACCTCCAGGCACCGGTAAAACAACCACGATAATGAACTTGATTAATTCTTATCAATTAAAAAAAGGCGAAAAACAAAAAGATTTGGTAATACACTTGAACGCATCCGATGAGCGAGGAATTGATATTATTCGAAATCAAATTGGGGTATTTGTGAACTCTACTGCGTTATTTCACAACGGTATGAAGTTTGTTATTCTAGATGAGGTTGATTATATGACCAAGAACGCACAACAAGCACTAAGGTATTTGTTACAGAAGCATACCAATACAGTAAGGTTTTGCTTAATTTGTAATTATATTAGCAAAATTGAGGATGGGCTGCAGAATGAATTTATACGACTAAGATTTAATCAATTGCCTCCAAGTAATATTATAAGTTTTTTAAAATGTATATCAGATTCTGAAAAACTTAACTTAGACGAAAAATCTTTAGAAAGCATACAGGTTCTTTATAAGTCTGATATTCGCAGTATGATTAACTTTATGCAGTCAAATCAAGATGTTGCTAGAACCGACCAAACAATAAAAATAAAAATTATTGGAAGAGAAGTGTGGGAACAATTAAGTATGAGGTTTCGAAACAAGGAATCTGACGAGACGATTTCCGCTTATATTTACGATATAAGTTTAACATATAATATTGATAAAAAAAATATCATCAAGGATTACCTGAACTTTATTATTCGGTCTAGTGAACAAGGGATAACTGAAGATTTTTTAAAATTTGTAGAAAACCTTATTCATTCATCTGATACAAATATTCACTTGTTGATGCAGTACTTTATATGTAAACTATTAACATATTCGGATAAGTTATAGAAAAGGGGATCCATATAACAAAAGTGTGGTTTTTTAGCCAAAAGTCATACAGCTTTTGCAAAATGGACATTTATAAATGTCCAATTTTGAAAAGCTGGAGAGAAATTGGAAAGAAATAAACATTACTTTCAGAATATTATTTGGCTGCATAAAAATTCTTATGGTCTGCGATCAAAAATAATTTTTTTAAAAAGAACAGCATATTTTTATTTTTGCAAAATCCATTTTTGCAAAAACACTAAACCACACAAAAACAAAAATGGACATTTTTTAAAAAAATGATAACAAAAACCCCAAAACCCCTAAGCAAATTTTTATTATGATAAATCATAATAAATTAAAATGCTTATTTTATGAATTAAGACCATTGGGGTTTTTTATGATAACGTTA